ACGCAGCTTCATCGCACCACCTTTTTCTGGTACAATCCACATTGGATCCATCAGCTCAAATTGTTCCAGCTTATCAAACTCCTCATCTGTTTCACAGGCAAGGGTTCCAATAATCTCTTCTCCAGAGATAAGTTTAAATACTATTTTCATTTTAACCCCACTGTGTAGATTTTATAATCGAACTGCTCAGAGTCATAGATTTTAGCGCGCTCTTCGAAATGCTGTAAAACAAAGTTTTTACTCTTACCATGCGATAGATCATCGACTATATCATATAGTACAGCATGAGTTTTTTCGTCGTGCTGTCTAAGCATACGGCCAATCGACTGAAGTACTTTAATCTTCGACTTAGAAGGTGATGCTGCAATCATATGGTGAAGTCTGTTAATACTGACGCCGGTTGATGTAGTACCTAGCGAAGCCACCAGGATTGCGTTCTCTTCTTCCTCTATAGCCTTACGTATAAGTTCTCTTTCGTTACCCTTTACAGAACCATCGATATAGAATACATTCGAATGATCTTTTAAGCTATCATATAACGCCTCACCATGATCTGTAAGCCTAAAGAATACAAGCTTATTACCTTTTAAGCTCAACGCGAGATTGCGGATAAACTCCGTTCTTCTAGTGTGCCCTACAAGGTAGTCTACCTCTTCTTGGTAACTACGCTTTCTCTGTAGTTTTGTCTTCTTATCAGTAATAGACTTGTGAAATTCTTTACGCTCAGCATCTGAATACTTTAAAACAATACATTTGATCTTAATATCAGCAGCATGCCCCTCATCAATCAACTCTCGAGTAGTAGTTGTTCTATAAGGTGCACCAAATAATCCGTAGATTGTTGTTTTATTGAGCTCTGAGTTATCTAGCGTTCCTGTTGTCCCGAATCGATACGGTGTGTTGGCCATCGAGGAGAGTATGTTAATGAGTGTTGTTGCTTTTGCGCCGTGCGCTTCGTCGCCGAACACCACCTGGTACTGGTCGTACCATTCCTTAGGGAGCTTTTTCTTCCCATTGTCCAGAGACTGCCAGGTAGTGATTGTAGTGTCAAATTCGTGATCATTGGTTTTAATCAGCCCGTCAATAGAGGTGTTGAATGTACCGGTATACCCGTATGACTCAAAGTCAGACTGCATCTGCTTAACCAAGCCGATAGTAGGTACGATGATAAGTGATTTAGTATTAAGCTTGCGTCTATACCATTCGTTAATGACGTAGATAATAAACGACTTACCAGATGATGTAGGTGATAATAGAGTGCGTCTACGCGAACGAAGGCACTTAACAATAGCATCGATTTGATAGTCTCTAATCTCTAACCAGTCAGGTAGATTGAGAGACTTCATAAAGTCTTCTACTTCTTTAACAGAGACGTTATCGTATAGGAACTCGTCATCGAATGAGAAAGTATAGCCTCTCTCATCACAGAACTTCTTAATACGCTGCGCTAGTCCTGCATATACAAGTCGCGTCATTCTATTAACTAGTCGTATTTTACCATCCCATATACGCGCTTTGTATTTCGGATCAAACTTATAGTTGTCCTTAAAGAACGTTAGATGGTCAGATATCTCCATGAGCGTACCTGGATCACATCTCACCTTCAAATGCGAGGCATTAAAATACTCTAGATGAACATCAGTTTCCAATATTATGCACCACTCTGGAATTTAATCCACTCGATCGCGTTCTTGATTTGAAAGCCGCGATTCATAATAGATTTGATTATTGATTCGAGAAGTTCTATCTTCTCGTGTTGAATACCTATCTTAAGAGTCAGGTCTACTACTTCGCTATCTGTATCGACATATGAACCAGCATCTGCTTTAAGAATTTTACCTATAGGAGGGAGCTGCCACCCCTTTTCAGCTTGAGCGCGAGTTGGTCCTTGCGTAAAGAACTCAAACTTCTCAAGACGGAGCAATTTCAAATCAGCTTCATACTTACGGAGGATTAGGCGCTCCTGCGTATAGATCTTATGATACTTCTGGTGGAGTTTCGATGCGTTAAGCGATTCACGGTCGAGCTCTTCGCGATTAATAATCGAGTCACGCTCCCACAGTTCAAAAATGTTTTCAAGCTTCATAATATACCTCTAATGACTTACACTCAATATAGTTGCTTTTAATATAGAATGCAACTACTAAATGTTATCAATATACCATCTTGTAAAGCGGAAAGTCACAGAAGCTGTGATGTATTGCGTCTCTGTAAGGGTTGTATCATACTCAACCCCTGATAGGTTTATAGGGTAAGCATCTGTAAATCTATATACAAGATTTGGATTAAGATTGCTATCTAAAATAAACACCGAGCAATCTGAGCGCCAATCTCTATACTGCTCTAGATTGTCAGGGCGGCCGAGAGCTACCATCCAATTAAAAATAGAAAGATAATCTTTCATATTTTCCCCAACGAGGAATGAAATGGTTAGATCATCATACGTGATGTTACCAGGCATAGGAATTGGTACGAAAGGTGTAGGTACAGTTGCTGTTCCGAGATTAAGGGCTGGTAATTGTACGGATTGAGCTCTATACTCAATCTCAGGAGTTCTATCGAGCTTAAACTTAAAATTAAGTTGTGAAAGATTATTTTGGTCAAATGATGGCATTTTTAGCTTGCCTCTACTCTAATTTGTCTATATAAGCATATTGTGGCCGACGAATAATATAACGTCCTAGTAACCACTACGTACTATTTATCTAGACAAAAAGAGAGGGTGACCGAAGCCACCCTCCCAGTTTTTTGGTTGGTTAACCCAACTCTCATTATTACATGAGGTTGTTAACAAGAAGACGACGATAGTAAACGTTGGTATCTTCTGCAAGACGACCAAGAGCTGTATCGCTTGTACCTTCTGCGAATGGATTCGCTACCATGCCGTAACGGGTCTTGAAACCAATCTTTGGCTGGAATGTGTCAGGATTGACGGCACGAACCATCTGTAGTGGAACGTATGGGCAGTAGAAGAGACCTGCGTCAAATGCTGACGAGCCCTTGTAGCCTACTACCATGTAGTTCGAACCAGCATATGGATCGATGTAAACGCGTAGACGGCCATTTAGAACGCCTGCGAATGTGTTGCCTGTGTCGTCAACGTTGAGGTTGTTCGAGTTAAGGGCTGGAGCGTAATCGAGTACACCTGCCATCTGAAGTGCGGAAGCAACGTCCGAAGAACAGATGATGATGTTACCCTTACCACGTCTGGTAGCCTTTGCGATCGCGTTTGCTTCACGCTCTACCTGGAACATAAGACCCTTGAACTTTTCAACTGACCAACGGCCGTTTGAATCGGTGTCAAGATCGAAGATACCTGCTGTAGTTGTGCCTTCCGAAGCTCCACGCTCAGCTGTTACGTTGATTGTGCGAACTACTTCACGGTTGATTTCAGCAAGAATTTCAGCTGACAGAATATTTGCAAGTTCTGTTTCAGCGTCCAGGCCGTGAATAGCCTTAAGATCCTGAGCCAGTTCAAGCGAGTATTCAGCCTTTAGAGCACGTGACTGAGCTGTAACCGAAACCTTCTCGATTGAGAATGCCATTTCTGGAATACCAACCGAAGAGTTACCCCAAGCTTCTGCAAATGCTGTGTTAACGCCCTTAACGTAGTTGTAGGTGTTTGATTCAGCGTTGTTTGCAGTTGTTGGAACAGTACCAACGTGACGGTAACCAGGAAGGTTAACAGACGAGTTGCCCTGTGGTGCAGACGAGAAGCCAGTGTTTGCTTCATTGTAGAATGCTTCTGTTCCACCTTGCGTTGCGTAACGAGCGCGCATTGCGAAGATAAGACCAGTTGGACCTGTCATTGGCTGAACGCCGCAGATGTCGTAAGCAATCAGATTTGGCATTGCACGACGAACCAGTGAGATAAGAACTGGATCGAATGTGTCAACAGCAGAACCTGTTACGTTCGCAGGTGTTTCTGCAAGAAGGCTTTGGCTACCGTGTGCCATCGCTGCTGATTCACGGAGAGCTGTCTCAGTGTTTTCAAGCAGAGTTGCAGTTACGGTACGACGATGCGCATCCTTGATTGGTGTGAGGTCAGCGTGTTCTAGAACAGGCTTCCACTTATTTTGTACTTCCTCAGCTAACATTTAAATCCCTCCTCTGGGTGTTTTTTGTTATATAATATTTATTAAAATTTATTTCTTGAGACTTTTCGAAATCGCTGAAACATACTTATTCATCTCTGGATTAGTATTTGTAACAGTTTCTTCTACGAGTGACTTTTCATCTTCCGCAACAACTTCTTCAGTGATGATGTTGGTTGAAGTTACCTTCTTGTCTGAGAAGTAGTTTTCTTTAACAAGCTCTACTTTCTTGCGGAACGATTGTAGATCGCTGAAGTCAAGATCTTCTACTAGTGTGCGAAGCTTAACAGACTGAGTAGCCGCAAGGCCTTCTGATACTTCTTCGATCACCAATTCTTTTTCAGCTTCATTAATGACATTCTTGAGTTCGATTGACTCGTTGATTGCGCCATTAAGTTTTCCTTGGAGTTCTTCGACTTGAGCTTGTAGAGCTTCTACAACATCAGCCTTTTCCTCTGGAATTTCAATATAGTGCTCAGCGAACAGACCCTTAAGGCCTTCGATGAACTGATCAGTTGCTTCTAGCTTAAGTGAAGCTTCGATAGCGATCTTGTTTTCTTCAAGCCACTGCTCCGACACGTAGTCGAGATATGCATCAAGCTTTGTAGTCATTGACTCTTCGAGTTCTGTCTGAGCTTCTTCAAGCGCAGCTTCGAATTCTTCTTCAAGACGAGCTTGCTCAATACCAACACGGGCATTAACAGCTGCTTCAAAAAGTGTAGATGCTTTTTCACGGAATTCTTCCGAAAGGTCGTCGCCTGAAAGAAGGTCTTCAACATCTTCCTTCATTGCACCCTTAGCAGCGATAGAAGCCTTGTTAGCAGCTGACGTATCTGGAACGCCACCACCTGGTAGCTTGTTCTTGCCATACTGTGAAAGTACTTCTTGGAACTTATTGATCTCTTGCTTGGACATACCACCCATTGCAGATACAACAGACGCCATAAGCTCAGTCTTGCCAATGTCACCGGCAGATGAGCCAGCGCCTGGCTTCAGTGTATCAGCGGCAGCTGTTTCGTCGAGATTTTGCTCAACGATTTCAGATGATTCTTTAATTGCCATTCTCTGACTCCTTTTAAATTTATATTTTATCTATTTATTAGTCTAGATTTTT